ATGCAACATCGCAAGTTTGGCCGCATCAGAAAGTGCCAGCCGAGCGGTCGCTACCAGGCCGCATACACCGCGCCGGATGGTCGCCTCTACAAAGCCGAACGTACCTTCGCAGCGCGCGAGGACGCCGAGGGCTGGTTGACCGACCGTCGCCGCGAGATTGACCGCGAGCTGTGGAGCCCACCCGCGACGACCGAACAGAAAAAGACCGCCAAGCAAAAGAGCGTGAAGTTCGGCGACTACGCGGAGAAGTGGCTAGAGACTCGCACGGTGAAGGGTAGACCGCTGCGACGCCGGTCGCGCGAGGGGTACGAGGACCTGTTAGGGGCTCACGTCTACCCGACGTTCAAGAACAAAGCTGTCCGCGACATCACCATGGAGTCCGTAGACCGCTGGTATGCGAAGCTCGCGCCGAATGCGCCCACGACGCGCGCCCGGACATACAGCTTGTTCAAATCCATCATGGAGACTGCGCGTAAGCGTGACCGGTTGATCGAGGTCAACCCGTGCGAGATCGTCGGTGGCGGCAGTACTGAGCGTAAGAGCAAGACTCGGCCGGCCACGTACGCAGAGATCGACACCATTGTCTCTGAGATGCCCGAACACCTGTCAGCCATGGTTGTGTTGGCGACGTGGTGCGCGATGAGGGACGGCGAATTGATCGAGTTGCGACGCAGCGACATCAACATCTTTGACCGGGTGGAGCGTGGCGAGGACGGCAGCGAGACGAAAGTCCGCGAGGGGGTTATCCACATACGTCGAGGGGCGACCCGGGTGAAAGGTGGCTGGGAAATTGGGCCGCCGAAGAGTGAGGCGGGCATCCGTGATGTGACGATCCCGCCGCACGTGCTGCCCGCGATTGAAGCGCACCTTGCGTCAGAGTACGTTGGCGCCGCGAAGGATTCGTTGTTGTTCCCTCCGCAGCGGGGCGAAACTGATGTGGATGGCAACCCGGTGCGGCTGCAACCGTCGACCCTGTATCGGCATTACTACAAGGCTCGGTCGGCCGCCAAGCGGCCTGATCTGCGGTTCCATGATCTGCGGCACACAGGGGCGACCTTGTACGCGCAGACGGGAGCGACTCTCGCAGAGTTGATGGACCGCGTCGGGCATTCGACACCGGCCGCCGCGATGCGTTATCAGCACGCCGCACAGGGGAGGGATGCGAAGCTGGCGGCCGCAATGTCGCAGCTTGTGCACATTCCCGACCGACCGGGGCGAGAGGCGAGATAGGTCTCATAAGGACATCTCGAACCTCGGTAAGTTTTCCTAAGAACATCCTGTGCGTATCGGATCGGTCTTTATGGTTCTCTCAGTTTTGAGTGATGAGGATTTGCAACACTTTTCGAGTCAGTAGCGGGACGTAACCGGCCGCCAACGGAGTCCCGATCTGCGGCTATCGCCCTATGAGTGCCACAATCGGCGCGGTGCACGGTGATGCGCTGTGTCATCACTTGGCCTCTTCTAGCGCGGATCGCTTCGCGCGCAATGCAACTCGTGGGCTCCGGCACTGCGAAAACCCCGTGGTCCAATGGAATCGCACGGCGGGACATGCCGCCTCAAGTCCACTAGGAGCAACCCATGGCAGTAAAAGTTATCGGTCGGGATCTGATCACGATTCGCCAAGCGGCCGAACAGCTGCAGACCTCGGAACGTACGATCCGCCGCTATCTGTCCGCCGGCCTGATCACGGGTGTTCGCTTGGGGCCACGCCTTATTCGCATTCATGCGGACTCCGTTGGGAAGCTAACCCAACCGGTCGGCGCCCGCTGAGCGGCGCGCCCAGTGCATAAGAAACCCGCCGAGATTGACCGCACCCCCCACAACATCGATGCAGTTTTAGCCCCGCAGCTCGAGCCTGACCCGTGGGACGACGGCGGCGAGCGGAGCGAGGACACCGGGACCGCCGGAAAACTCACGTGGGGACCTGGCGCCGATGGGCACTTCGCCACGGCGCACGCGGCCGGCGCAGCGCTACGTGAGCAACGTCGACAGAGGCGGGGCCTATCCTCTCCTACGGTCGAAGGGGATAGGAAGCCGTGGTTCGATCCCACCGGCGAGTTCGACTTCGACTCCACCGTAGAGGCGATCCGCAACGGCCGGACGGTCGATTATTGGGACCTTCTGGCCGTTGTGAAAATCGTGACTAATGGACCAGTTAAACGCCGGGTTGTCGATTTCGATGAATGGCGGGAGATACCGGGATATCCAGGTTACGTCATGCATTCCATTTCGCGCGAGGTGTGGCGCCCACCACGCGAAGTTACATTGCCGAACGGCAATGTGCGTCAGTATCAGGGCAAGAAAGTGACCGCGCACAATGGCAGCTATTCTTTGACGGTCAACGGCGTGACTTCATCGCGTGGCATAGATGTGCTGTATCGCGAGACATTCCCAGAATGCGGGAAGAAGAAGCGGAAGAGGACGGCCGGCGAGTGGGACGACACGGTCAACTTGCGGACCGGCAAAACTCGGCTTGAGGGTACCGAGGGTGTGCCCGAGTGGCTGGACGGTGGTGCGTCGCACGCGGTGACCCGGCCGCAATAATCGCTGCTCAGCCTTTTCCCTTGGTCGCCGCCATAGGTAGGGGAACCAAATCATTCGGGCTTTTGGCAGGCCCTGTATCCGTAAGAAACGGAGTTGACTAATGCTGTGCAAAAACGGCTTGCACTACCTCCGCGTATGTGCGGATTATATGGCCGGCGAATGCCGCCAATGCTGGACCGACAGGCAGGAACGCTATCGCGTGCGCCGTGCCGCTGCTCAATCGCTCTATCGCGACATCGAAGGTCGCGCCACCACATTTAAGGAAAACAGCAAATGACCATTAGGATTGTTCCACGATCATTCAATACTCGTATTGGGCGCCGGGGCGGCAAAGCCGTAATTCTTGGCATCACCGATATCGAAGGCGTGGAGTATTTCATCCCTATCGTGCCCGAGATCGCCGACGAGGTCGGCCGGCAACTACTGGGCGGCGCCCTGGCGCTGAACGGCTCATTGCGATGACCCCCGACGAAATTCAGGCCGAATGGATTCACACCCTGCAAGGGCTAGCCATTCAAGCCGCAGCCGACTATCACGCCGGCATTGTCGACTTCGCGATTTTTCAGGAGATTCTGGCCAGCCTATATCTGGCGGTCGACGACAATATCGACCCGACGGCAGAGCAGATAGCCGAGAAGATCAGCGAAATGAATACCGCGAGCGCATTTATCTCGGCCGGCCGGGCGGGGCGCGAGTAATCCGATGGGGAACACACCAACGCCGATTCATTTGTCACGTCGCGCGAACGGCGGCGTGCAGATAGTGCAGGGTCGAAGCTACGTCATGCTTTCAAAGAATGAGCTAGACGACTTGATCACCGACCTTATTCACTTGCATGGATTGCCCAAGCGGGCAGAGAAGATGACCGTCGTTGCAGAGCACACGTAAGCGACCTAGCGAGATGAGCCGGACAGATCCGGCCGGTATCCACTTTCACTCGTTCTGGTCGACTCGGGCGCACAGTCCCGCGCTGCCCCTGTGGATGCGAATAGTCGCGCTGGCCTACAGCAGTCACGGCAAGAGTGGCCACGCACCGTTCTACCTGTGCGGTGATTCGACGCTCCCCGAGATCTTGCACAAGTCCAAGAAGCACATTCAGAAAGAGATCGCACGGGCCATTGAATTGGGGTTCTTGGCCGAGGGTTCGAACATCAACTGCCTGGTGCTGCCGGATGAGATCTGCGGCGGCGCCGAGGGCCACGCTTTCGGCGAGTGCAAGCTACACCGGTGACACTGAATCAGTGTCACCCCGAAGGGCGCGACCTGCGGAAACGCTAGATTCTGACACTGATTCAGTGTCAAATGACACTGATTTAGTGTCGCGCATAGCCCTTGACCTGCGGCGATGACGCTCGCTATAAGACTCTCTTTCAGTCCAATTTCGTTTAACGGCGTCTCGATACAGACACGCGCCTACGGCGCGGGGCTATGTGCGGGGCTGGGATTCCCTCCGGGGTTCGTGGGCTCCGCCTGCGCACGGGGCTTGGTTTCAAGCGCGGGCCATAGAGGTTGACGGCATCGCGGTGCATGACTCGCTGTGCCTGTCCTGCCCCAATGGCCCGCCAGCGGCGCAGCCGCTATACGTGCGGCACCGATTCGAAGACTCGTTTTACTAGTTACTTACAGGGGGACAAAACCTTGCCCGAAGTTCAAATCATGGCAACCACGCTCATTCTCGACAATCAGTTTGTCAGGCTGGCAGACGACGGCACCGGCGTAGTCGGTCACATCGATATCGATGGACAGCGGCACATCGTGCACGTCACCGTGACCCCGACAGGCCCGCGCACGGTGACGCCGGCTCAGTACTGCGCGCGTGACTGACCTACTCGATTGGGCGCCACCCGATGGCGTGGAGGTGCTGCGCGTCTGGCTGGCGCCGCTGGCAGAGTGCCGCACTGAGCGGCCTGCCGGCGCGGTGCTGCCATTCATCATGGTTCGGCGTACCGGCGGCGGTGATGACGGCCTGACCGACACCGGCCGCTATCAGGTCAGTGTGTTCGATGAAACCGAAGTCAAGGCAATGGCGTTCAGCGCGACTGTGCATCGCCGGGTGCGCCTTCTTGCCGGCCGGTTCGCCGGCCCACAGGCAGTCGCACTCCCCGGCGGCGATGTGCACGCCGACGACCTCCGAACGATCGAGAGCTTCCGGCCCGAACCGTATGGCGCAGAGCCAACCGTCTACCGCGTGCGCGCGGTCTATGAAGCACACCTGCGGCTTTCGGCCGCCTAGAAACTTTGGCGGGTTTTTCTAGGAATCTAGGCGGCCTTAGGAACCTCCTAGATGCCGACGTTTCTCCCCCGCCAAGCCCCCGCCGCGTCGACCCAAGGGGAGTCGACAGCAGCCGTCGAGTTGCCACTAATCCGTTTGTTCGGGAGTCGGTTGCAGCGGCGGGGGCACCCCAAACTCTCCAGGCCCGGAATCCCGGCGGCCTAACCCATCACACCCGATGCGCCCGTACGTCGCCACAGCGCGCCGCTAGAGGGCGGCAATCGGCATGCACAAATGAAGGGGGGCAACCCCATTGGCTAAAACACCCGTTGTTGGCGTCGCCATCAAAGCGAAGGTAGACGAGCGCGCTTTACAGCAGTCCCAGGGCCAAGTTGTCGCGTCTACGGCGAAGGTGGCGAACGCTGCCGCCGCGAATTTTCAGCAAGAGTTTCATAAGCGCGCCGGCCTCGACCCGTCGCGACTAGTCAACCCGGCCCAGTTCGGCGCTCAAGGCCAGCGGGCAGGCAAAGCGATGGGCGACAGCGCGGCCGACGCCATCAAGCGGGGCGACTTTCAAGGCGCGGCTCGCGCCGGCGCGCGCTCATTCTCCGTGGAGTTCGAGAAGGCGGCGCGACCTAGGGTCGATATCGACACTCGCCAGACGCGGCAGTCCGGCCGCTCGGCGGGAGACGAGTTCGCCGACGGCTTTAGCGGCGCCGGCGGTCTAATGCGCCTAGCGGGCAAGGGCGGGCCGATCGCCGGGGCACTCATCGCGGCGGTCGGTGTCGCGGTGAAAACGATCAAACCCATGATCGAAGATGCGATGAAGGTTGAGGCGTCCATCGCGCAGGACCAGTCCAGGCTCGGCGCTGGCAACGCCCAGATGCGCCAGATTCGTAACGCCGCAACGAATGCGTGGGGCAAGAACTCCGGTTCGTCGATCGAAGGCAACGTCTCGACCGCGGTTACTGCGGTGCAAGCCGGCTTGGCGCCGGACCAAGACACGATCACCTCGCTCAACACGGTGAGCACGATTCTCGGTGTCGAGATCCCCGAGGCCGCCCGATCCGCAGGGCAGTTGATCCGAAACGGTTTGGCGAACAACGCAAAAGATGCGTTCGACATCATCGTGTCCGGTCAGCGGGAAGGCCTGAACGTTTCGGGCGACTGGCTGGACACGCTCAATGAGTATTCAACGCAGTTCAGGAAATTGGGTCTCAGCGGTGCTGATTCTATCGGCCTGCTCAAGCAGGGCCTGGAAGGTGGCGCGCGCGACACCGACAAGGTTGCCGACGCGCTGAAAGAGTTTTCAATCCGCGCGGTCGACGGCTCCAAGCAAACGACTCAAGCGTTTGAAGCATTGGGATTCAACGCCACCGACACGGCCGACGTTCTGGCGAAGGGTGGCGGTGTCGCCCGCGATGCCTTCGCCCAAGTGCTGGACCGCATCCGCGGAATTCAAGATCCGTTGGTACAGGCCAAGATTGCCGTGGCGCTTATGGGCACCCAGGCCGAAGACCTCGGCGACGCCTTCAAAAAGATCAACCTGCACAACGCAGCAGATTCAATCAAGGAAGTGCAGGGCGCCACCCAGAACGCCGCCGACACCGCGTTGAAGACCAGCCAGAATGAGTGGGCCACGGCCGGCCGCAACATCGAATCGATGTGGGCAAAGGTCAAACAGTCCATGAATTTCGCGGACTGGTTCAGCGGCATCCCGAAGGCATTCAACGACCTGTTTGCGGACGCTCCGAAGCTGACCCCGGGCGTACCCGGTGTGCCCGTCACAGGGCCACGTCTCCAAGGCCCCGGCATTCCGGGCTCGATCACATTGCCGATCAACGGGGCACCGGGCGTCGCCAGCGGCAACCCGCTAGACATCATCACGGGCGGTGTCACCGGTACCAACTTTTACAAGAGCTGGTACGGCCAGGCGGCGCCGCAGGCCCCGCCAACTCAGATCACACCGAATGCACTTACCGACCCGTCACTAGCGGACAGCGGCGGCAGCGGCGGTGACAAGAAGCTGCAACTGCCCACACTCCCGTACGCCCAGGGTGCGCCGCAAGATTTTCTTGCACAGCAGGGTATTCCGATCACGTCATCCACGTTCAGCGCTGCCCAATCCGCGCTGGAAGCAAAGCAGCGCGTGGAACAGTTGACCTCGGATGTCAACACGCTGGAGAAGGCGAACACCGAGGACCAGGGCGACCTGGTCTCGAAGCGCAACGATCTCTTGAAGGCGCAGCAAGACCAGACGAAGGCGTTCATGTCCCTGCAAGATTCGGCCAAATCAGCGACCGAATCGTTTGCGAAGACTATGGGCGACGCCACCGACGGACTCGCTGATATCGGCGCAAAGCTCGATTCCGATCTGGGTTTCTCCAAGGGCCTTCCGGGGCTGGCGGACAACTTGGTCCGGTTCCTGGCCAACCTGGCGACCGCACCGATACAGGGCGTGCTCGCGGCTATCGCCAATCCACGTGGCGCCGGCACTCCGCAGCAGAGCTATGCGAACTACGCGGTACAGAATCAGGCCGCGCCGTACTCGCCTGGCGCCGCGAAGGCCGGCGAATCCAATAGGGATTTCGCGCACCGGGTGATGCAGCCGTTCTTTGAGCAGCAGGGCCTCACGGTCGGCGATCACGCCGCAGACAAGTTCGGCGAGCACCAGAACGGCGCGCTCGACATCATGGTGGACAGCATCGCCCAAGGCAACAAAGTCCTACAGCAGGTGTTGGCGGACCCGAATGTCTACGGCGCGATCTTCAACAATCAGGCGTACGGATACGGGCAAGGCCCCGGTGCACGTCCATACAGCGGCGGCAATACCGGCGATCCGACGCAAGATCACCTGAACCACGTCCACGCCTGGTACAAGCCAGGTGGGTCGAACAACATCACCCCTGGCGCGGCCGGTCTCCCGTCGGGGACGATTCCGACTGCAACACCCGCACCTGCTAGTACGTGGTGGTCGCCGCAGACAAGCGCGCCGGCCGACCCACCCGCGCCGGGTACTGCATTGCCGGCCCCGGGCACCTTCCCGGGTGGTGGCTCAATGTTGCCGGGTGCTGGCATGCCGCAGGCGTTTGGCCAGGGTGGAACCACCCCGTCCTACGCTCCGACCACACCGTCAGAACAGGCGCAGCCGTCTTGGCAACCCAACGGTGGTGGGCTCGGCATCGGTGGTGGACTGCTCGGCATGGCGATGCAGGCCGGTAGCGCTGCCGCTGGTGTCATGGCGCCAGGTGTCGGCCAGGCCGGCGCGATGGCCGCTCAGATGGGCCTTGAAGCGATCAATAAAACAATCGCGTTCGGTGGCAAGGCTGCCGCGATCGGCGTTCAGGGATTGATGGACGCGTTCGCGGTATCCGACCCCGACGGCGGCGGCAATGGTGGCCAGAGTTCATGGCTGACAAGGATTGTCGGCGGTCTGGCCAGCGTTCGGCCGGCCGGCGCTCCGAACGCCGCCGGTAAGTCCGACGAGCAGTCGAAGGCCGACCCGAACGCGCCGCAGCAGCAAGGGCAGCTAGGCCAGGGCGTGAACATCACGAACAACCTGCACCTACTCCCGAACCGCCAGACCGGCCAGGCGTTGACCAACGAACTCAACACCCTGCAGGCGCAAGCGCAGTAGACGACTAGCCGAAGGGAATTGAAGCAAACATTGAGTGATCACAATTGGACAGCCGAGGCGATCCGGGAGGACTCCGAACGTGACCTGTTCTTCACCGTCTGTGCCTGTGCTGATTACCTCCGTGGCCTGATCGATCGGGAGACCTTCGAAGAGGTCACCGGGCCTATGGCTGACCGGGCCGCGTTCCGTCGAATCATGAAGCAACTCATCTGAGCACCCGGCAGGCGCAAGCCCAGTAATCGACTGGCAGAAGGGCCGGCACTCCAGTTTTGCGAGTGCCGGCCCTTCTGCTGTGCCCGAAAGGATCTGACTCATGGCCCAGAAGCCTTGCCTGGAAACAGGTTGCCGCGCTTTCGCAAAACCTGGCCGGCCCCGCTGCGGGCCACACGACAAGCAATGGCGCGGCAAGCGCTGGGAACACCCTGCCTTCAAGGCATGGGGAGACCCGAGCGGCACATGCTCGCTACAGATCCGTTGTGACGGTGCGCGGTCCGATACCTGGCACCACATCGATGGCGACGCCACAAACCACAAGCTCGACAACAAAGCACCAGCATGCCGGCGCTGCAACTCTGCGGAAGGGGGAAAGCCCTATTAGCGACAAAGAACTACTGAAAGCCTTGCGCGAAGCGATGGCCGAAAACGACGACCTGCGCGAGAACCTTTACGAAATCGGCGATGAAGTCGGCGACGTTGCCAAGGTCATCGCCCCCGAGGACGAGGGCACCTTCCGGGACAGCATTGAGGTCCGGCGCGTCAAGTACCGGAAACTCGGAAAAACCACGCAGGTCGCTAAAGTGGTCAGCACCGATGACCCGGCCAAGGTGGCGACGCTCATCTATGGCCGAGGCGAGGACGAAGAGTCGGGTGCCACTCCAGCGTTCGACGTATGGCGCAGAACGGCGGCAGTGTTCAACTCGCCGCCTGACGACTAGTGGCCCTCAAGGCCGGCCCAAAGGTACGCGCAGACCTTAAACAACTACCACCCGCTCAAGAGCCGGTCCAATGGCTAGAGAGCGTCACGGGCGAGCTGTACCCGTGGCAGCGCGACCTGGTCGAGAAACTGAGCTGCCCAGAGCGACCCCGCAGTTACTACGCGCAGATTGCGCGCAAGAACGGAAAGAGCCGGGCGGCAGCATGTTTAGCCCTCGCAGAGATCTGCCTCAAGCAGCAACGCCACGTCTACGCCGTATCTGATTCGGTGCGGAGCCTGGACAGTGTCCTAACCCAAGAACTACGGGACATTATTGCCGGCAGTGAGCTACGCGACTCGCTATGGCCATTCAAAGACCGCATCGAATGCCCCGAGACCGGCAGCTTCATCAAGTTCGTGCCGAACAAGTACCAAGCGGCGCAAGGCGTTAACCCACACCTCGTTCTAGCCGACGAAGTGCACCTACTCTCAGCAGAGGTGTGGTCGGGCATGATGCAGGCCGGCCGCGCACGAAACGACTTCCTACTGTTCGGTGTCTCTACGCCCGGGTATGACCTCACCAGTCACGCCCACGGCCTGTACCAACAGGTGAAGGCCGGCACCCTCCCCGGCACGATCTACGAGGCAGACCCGGCGCTACCACTAGACGACCGGGACAACTGGCGCCGCGCCAACCCGCTACACGACCATCTGCCCAGCTTCGCCGACGCGCTCGAATACGACTTTCTGCACCTGCCCGAACACGAGTTCCGTCGGTTCGCCCTCGGCCAGTGGACCGCCACTGCCTCGGCCTGGCTGCCCTACGGCGCATGGGACGACCTGGCCCACCACCGCGAGCTACCACCCGCAGGCGCCCGCGTATGGCTCGGGTTCGATGGTTCATATAGCGGTGACAGCACGGCCCTAGTCGGATGCACGAGCGAGGGCCACATCTTTGTGGTGGGCGCATGGGAGAAGCCAGGTGCCAAAGACTGGCGCGTGCCACGTGATGACGTGATGCAGACGGTTGAGAGCGCGTTCAGTCATTGGGACGTGCGAGAGCTGGCCTGCGACCCGCCGTACTGGCAGAGCGAGATCGCCCAATGGTCCGCTCGCTGGCCCAACCGTGTCGTGGAGATCCCTACCTATAGCCGTGCACGTATGGCGCCGGCCTGCACAGGGTTCTATGCCGCAGTGATGGACGCCAAGCTGACCCATGACGGGGACAAGCGACTGGCCCGCCACCTTGCCAACTGCCACGTGGTGAACAGCCCGCAGGGCGACGTGATCACCAAGGCCGATAAGGACTCGCCGGCAAAGATCGACCTGGCGGTGGCCGCAGTGCTCGCGCACTCGCGGGCCAGCATCAACGTCACAAAGCCCAAGGCCAAGGCGTTCGTGCTGTAGCAAACACGGGCGGTCGAGGCGGTCGCGCGGCATAACTGCAGGTCAACACCCACGCACGCACGCCAAGCCGCTGACCTGCGAAAACTTCGGAACGCATCGCCCCTGGTCGACCCCGGGAGGCGTTTCTTCTCTCTCTCACCGCGCCGGCGGCCCCGGCCCAGCAAACTTCAGGAGCAAATGATTTGAGCTTCCTCACGCGCATGTTGCGCGCTCCCAACCCACCGTACGAACCAGTCGAGCACCGTGACTGGTCGAGTGCGAATATCACCCCTGAGCTGGTGACCCTATTTGGCGGTGCGCCCGTGCTCTCGGGTGTTCCGGTCTCCGAGCAGACCGTCTTGGGTATCCCGGCGGTCTGGCGCGCGGTGTGGCTCATCGCCGGCTCTGTCGCGTCGCTTCCGCTACAGACGGTTGTCGAATCGGGTGACGGCACAAAGCAGCGCACCCCGAGCTTCCTCGATGACCCCGGCAAGGTTGTCGGCCTGACCTCCTATCAGTGGAAGTCGACTGTCCTCGCGCACCTGCTGATCCACGGCAACGCGTTCCTGTTGCACGTCTACGGGGGCGCCGGCCAGTTGCTTGGACTGCAGCCCGTTCACCCGGCAGCGGTCAGCCTGGAGGTCAAGAACGGCGTTAAGCGCTACCGGATCGGCATGCAGGACGGCACTACCCGTGAGTACACCGACGACACCCTGACCCATGTCTGGTCGCAGAGTCTCGACGGCGTACGGGGACTGTCCCCGTTGCAGATCGCCTGCAACACATTCGGCACCGCGATTGCCGCCGATCGTAGTGCGGCGAAGATGTTCGGACAGGGTGCGCTGGTCACTAGCATCGCCCAGTTTGAGGACGATGTTGAGGCCGAAGTAGCCAAGGAGCTGACCGAAGAGTTACAGCGCAAGATCACCGGCCCGGAATCTGCGGGTCGCGTGGCCTACGTCAACCGCAACATCAAGATCACCCCCGTTTCGCTGACCAATGAAGAGGCTCAGTGGATTTCCGCGAGGGCGTTTCAGATCGAAGAGATCGCAAGGTGGTTCGGAATCCCGCCGCACCTGCTCGCGCAGACTGAGAAACAAACCAGTTGGGGCACAGGTGTCTCAGCGCAGAACGAGGGCCTGGCCCGCTACAACCTAGAGCCTTGGACCACCTGCATTCAGGAACGGCTCTCGTGGCTACTGCCGCCCAATCACGCGGCCGAGTTCTTGTATGCGGCTTTCGTTGAACCTGATTTCGAGACCGAAACCAACCTGTTGATTGCGCAGGCCGGCGGCCCGTTCATGACGGTTAACGAGGTGCGCAAGGTCCGCAACCTGCCACCCATCGAAGGCGGGGACGTTCTTCCTGGCGCAAAACCGCTGCAGCCCAACCTAATACCAGAAACCGAGGAAACACAAAATGACTAAAGCAGTTGTCGGCGTGGCCGTTAAGGCACTGCTCAATGAGCGTGCACTCCCAAATTTCGCCCAAGCCGGCGCCGATGCCGCTGCCCGGTTCGCCACGGCCAGCGAGCAACAGCGGCGCGAGGTCGATCCACGTCCCCCCATTCGTCCTCAAGTGGCCGTGGGCATTCGCGTTCGTGAGGGCGCCATCGAGCGCCTGGTCACCGACGCGGAGGAGTTCATTCAGGCCCAGATCACGGAGTTCATTCAGTTCCGGATCAGGGCTGCGCTTGATTCGGACGAACTGTTCGAGGTTGTGCCCGTTGACGACTGACAGCACTACCAGGGTGGCAAAACCCGAGATCGAAGCTCTGGAAGTCATTCTACCGAACGGATCGTCATTCAAGGTCGCCCTTGAGTTGATCTTCGACGACTCGGTCGACCTCAATTACCTAATTCGCACGATGATCCGTAGGCGGCTGGCCAAATGACCGACATCGAACGCCGATTTGTCAGCCTCGAAACCACGATCACCGGCCGCAAGCTCGGCGGCTACGCCGCGGTATTCGACCAGCGAACCGACATGGGTCCATACCTGGAATCGCTTGCGCCAACAGCGTTCCGCGCAGCGCTCGCGTCACCGAACTTGGACGTGCGCGGGCTGTTCAACCACAACCCGGACAAGCTTCTGGCCCGCACCACCAACGGGTCTCTACGGTTGTCCACCGATTCGCATGGTCTGGAATTTGAACTAGACCTCAATGACGAACTTCCGGCCGCTGCCGAGGCGCGGGCGAATGTGAACGCCGGTCTGGTCACCGGGTGTTCGTTCGGTTTCGTTGCCGGCGAACAACACTGGGACGCCTACGAGGGCAGGGACGTTCGCGTCCACACCTCGGTAGCCGAACTACGGGACGTATCCGTAGTGACCTATCCCGCTTACCAGGGCACCACCGTTTCACTCCGCAGTAAACCAATCACCGAACCGGCCAACGGCCGTTCACAACTCATCCTCGCACGCGCGCGGGTGCACCTACCGAAGGGCAACTAATTGACTATCGAACAGATCATTGCGAAGCTTCAGGCAATCATGGCCGAGGGTGAAACCCGTTCTCTGACTGACGAAGAGGTCACCGAATACGAGACCCTGGAAGGCCAGCTTAAGGCCGCCCAGAAGACTCAGGAGCTCCGCTCGCGCACGGCGGCCTACGTCGCGCCTAATGCCTCGCTCGCCGCTGGCGTGCACGTCGCCAGCCCGAAGGTTGACAACACCCTCGACCAGGCTTTCGAGGCTCTGGTTCGTTCGGGCCACGCGAACGCTGATGTGACCGAGCTTCGCGCTCAGGGGTCGACCGGTTCGGCCGGCGGCTACACCATCCCCGAGACCATGCGCAACACCATCACCAATCGCCTGAAGGCCTTCGGTGGCGTGGCGAACGCAGTCGAGACCATCACCACCGGGACCGGTGAGCCGATCCGCTGGCCCACTATCGACGACACCGCCAACAGCGGCGTGATCGCGGCTGAAGGTGCCGCCCCGGCGTCGGGTGGTGCCGACCTGGTTTTCGGCGAGAAGACGCTCGGCGCATTCAAGTACACCGCCCCGGGTGCGAGCCAGTTGCCGCTGCGCGTGTCGCTTGAACTGTTGCGGGACAGCGCAACCAACATCGAAGATCTGGTGTTTAGCAAGCTATCCGAGCGCATCGCCCGTAAGCAGGCCACCGACTTCGTCAACGGCGCCGGCACCACGTTGCCGTTCGGTATCGCCACTGGCACCGCCGTGGCCACGAACACGTTCGACAACGCCGCGCCGACCTATGCGGATCTACTGAGCGTAGTCCACCAGATCGATCCGGCGTACCGCGATGGCGCGTCGTGGACGTTCAACGATTACACGCTCTCGCTGATCGAAGGCATTGTGGACCTCAATGGCCGGCCTCTGCTGAACAACGCCGCCGATGGCATCAACGTCGGCCGCTCCAATCAGTACCTGTTGGGCTATCCCGTTGTGATTGACCAGGCTTGGGCGAATTACGCCGACGCCGGCACCAATAAGTTCGGTGCGTTCGGCAATCTGAAGGCGGGCTACATCATCCGCCGCGTGCAGGATCTGACGCTGATCGTCAACCCGTACAGCCGGGCCAATGAGGGTCAGGTGGAGTACACCCTTCAGGCATGGGCTGATGGCACCGTGCAGGACTCGTACGCGTTCCGCGTCCTCCAGAATGAGGTGAGCTAATGCCGGCCAAGGCTAAGCCGACCATTGCCGCCCTCGTAGCGCGCCGTGATGAACTGATCGCCGAACTCGCTGCCGTGCGGGCAGAGATCGCCGCCCGCCACGGCGAAGAGTGACGTGGAAACCGCCCTACTGCACTGCTGACGACCTCGATAGCTGGCTCAGCGGGGGAGACCCCGCTGAGCTGGCCCTGGCCGCAGAGGCGGCGAGTAGGGCAATCGACCGCGCCACCGGTCGCCAGTTCGGAATCACCGAAGGCCCCGAGGCGGGGCACTACCGGGCTGAATATCACCGTGGCACAACCTACGTCAAAATAGACGACACATTCGACACCGACCTCACGGTGGCCGGCGTGGATAGCGTGACGCTGTATCCGCGCAACCCGAAGGGCAAGCCCTGGACGCAGCTCCGGATCGCCGGCTACGTCGGTGACGAGGTCACAGTCACGGCCACGTGGGGATGGACCGCGGTGCCTGACGCAATCAAGCTCGCGACGTTGATTCAGGCGGCGCGGCTTTACGAGCGTCGGACCAACACCGCTGGCCCACTGTCGTCAGAGAAGGTTGACGACGTTGCCTATGGGTACGGCGCCACAACCGAACTCGACGCCGACGTTGCGGCATCGATCGCGCCATATCGCAAGCTGTGGGCGGCGGCGTGAGGTCATTCGGCCGAACGGTGCTGACATTCGTCACCGTCGTGGCCGAGGATCTGGACGACCGCGACAAGTACGGCAACCCGGAACCCGTGCTTGCCGAGACCGCCGTGCCCGGGTGCCGGTTCCGGCCACTACCGGCCGCCGAGACGACGAAAGACGGCACCGATGTAGTGCGGGACCAATGGCGGGCTACGTGTCCGCCAGCGGCCGCCGCGGTCGGTGCCACGTCACGCGACGCGATCAAGGTCGACGGCGTGACATACCAGATCGTCGGCAGGCCAGAGGTGTTCGGCGACCTGGCTGGCCGTCCGTTCAAAGTAACGATTATCTGCGAACGAGCGCAGGGCTGATCTAGGGCCTCGGGGGCGGCGCCACGATTGGCGCAGGCGGCAGAACCACGGTGGTGTTGTTGATGACGTTCGTGGGGCTGTTGTTGATGGTTTGGTTCACGGTGCCACCGCTGGAGGGCGGTTGATTCTGCGTGGCGCAGAACTGGACGATTGCGATCAACAAAGTAATCAGCGTGACGCACAGATTGACGTAGGCGACTATCTCCTCTGGTGTGCGCCCTCGCGCTTTCGACACCTGTCGCGATGCCTCTTCGATCTTTTCAGCCACCACGCCGGGTACTAGAGGAGCGGTCAGCGCCGCCAATTCGGCCAGTTGTTGCGGCAAGCTGGTGCTCATCGGAATTTTCGGCAGCCTGATCTGTTCGGCGACGATGGGCGTTAGCTTCTTCAGCGTCTCGGCCGTTTGGCTGACCATGAGTTCCCGGAAGGGCGCCATGGCTGCGGCTGCGCGCTGGTTCATATCTCGGCGGATCGGTTCTAGTAGCTTCGCAATGTCGCGGTCTAATACTTTGGCCATCTCACCGTTAAGGAAGCCGGTGGCCGGCGCGTAATCCGGATTGAGGGCGACCAGAGATTTGGTTAGCGAGGCAAACGCGGCCTGACCTCCAAGCAACCCTAAAGTGCCGGGGCCGGCCCGCCGAGGGCTGCAAGGTGCGGCGCTGGTCCACCAATTAGCGATTGATGAAGCGCGATCGAGTTGGATTGAGCGGCGTTACGCACGTGCACCTCCGGCAGGCTGTCGACAGCAATCCCAATTTTACGACGCGGTACCGACAACCCATTTTTTTGCTCGCAGCTCGCAACAAAAAACTGCCCCCTCTTCGACTGGAGAGGGGGCAGTTTTTTGCGTTCGGGCAGAGGTTAGAAGTCTTGGGAGAGGTCGCCCCACTTGCGAATTCTGGGCGCCTCCCCGAGCGGACCATCCACGCTGCGGATGGGGGCCGACACGCTGTGCTGTGCGATGTGCTCTGTGAGTTCGTCGCCGAATACCTCTACGAGGTAGTTGGACACCGTGAAGGGCCGAGATCCGAACCGTTCTTCCGCCTGCACGATCAGCTCGCCATTCTCAGTCCCGACGACTGGGCGGCGCCACAGGCCGGGGCCGGCGATTGTGAGCGTCGACCCTCCGTCCCGATTTGGACCCCATACCTGGAACTCGACCACGCCGCCGTTGTTGACCGGAGGCCAGTCGAAATCGGGCCACTTATCGCTCATGCCGAAACCCCCATCGTTGACGTTGACGTAAGAAACCATAGTGGTGCCGCGAGCGTCGCCCTCACTGGTCGGTCTCTGGTTCGTCATCGAGTGCCGCAGCCGCTTCGAAGAGGAACTTGATGGCATTCCACTGCGCGGGGGTGGGGATGAATTCGTCTATGTCCTTTGCCTTAACCATGCGCGTCACCGTAGGACCAATTCCGGGGCGGACGTGAGTAGCCACACCGCGAGCGCGTCGGCTGCGATCAACAATGCGAACGTTGCCCTCATCGTGCGTCCGCCGTTCGCGCCCATTCGATGAGCGCGTCGACGGTGTCGAAGCCGGTCTCCGCAAGGATGTACTCGGTGCTGACCCCGCGGCGCGACAGGATGGCGGTTACAAGTTCCCACGCAGAAAGTGCGTCGGCGGGAGTGTCGGTACTCAT